CTCATTGGAGCAACTGCCGCAGACACGCCTGCACGTTTAGCGGTAGGCGCAAACGGCACAGTATTAACAGCCGACAGCGCAGAAGCAACTGGTTTAAAATGGGCTACACCGGCCACAACTTCTGCATCTGCGGTTTCATGCTACAGAAGCAGCAGCCAATCAGTAAGCAATGCAACTAACACGTCAATAAACTTCAATGCTGAGTTTGTAGATACAGACGCGTTTCACGACAATTCAACAAATTCTAATCGTTTGACAGTTCCTGCTGGTAAAGCAGGCAAATATTTCATTACCGCAACTGCTAATTTTGCAGGTAACTCAACCGGTATTCGCCAACTTTTACTTTACAAAAATGCAACAAACGTGGCGGATTGTGTAGTTCCAGTCAATAATTCTGCAGGTTCAACAAATTGCCATGTTGCTATTATTTTGGATTTAGCAGTTGCCGACTACATGGAATTTCAAGTTTGGCAAAACTCTGGCGGTTCATTAAACGTTCAAGGCAACGCACCTGGAACATACACACAATTCGGCATGACTTACCTAGGAGCATAAATGTACGATTTAATTATAGAAGAATATCCAGAATTGACAGACGAAGATTTCAAACCTTTTAGTGGTTCAATTTTGCTTAAAGATGATGGTGACGGAATTGTTTATATTGCCGAATGGCAATACTCCAAGCCAATTCCTAAAGGTTTAAAACTAGGAAAATGAGTTATCCGATTGGCACAGCGGCAGCTTTTATTGCAGTTGCGCTGGCAGAAGTTGGCACAGTGGAAAAAGGCGAGAACCTTACAAAATACGGAGAATTTACAGGAGCAAATGGCTTGCCATGGTGCGGAAGTTTTGTTAATTGGTGCGCACATGAGGCCGGCGTAAAAATTCCAAATATGGTCGGCACAGCTGCCGGCGCGCAAAAGATGAAAGATTTAGGCCGTTGGCAGACAGTGCCAAAGGTAGGAGATCTTTGCTTCATGGACTTTCCAAATGACAATTTAGACAGGATCAGTCATATTGGAATCGTGGCCAAAGTAGGCTTAAAAAGCGTTTTGTGTATCGAGGGCAATACCTCAGGTACAGGCGACCAGCGCAACGGCGGAATGGTGATGATTAAAGAGCGATTTATTGGCAAAGAAATAGTTGGTTTTGCTAGGCCAAAAGCCGTTGAATATGCTGGAGAATTTCCTGTAGTGCAGCTTACCAAAGCGGCTAAAAAGGAGAAAAAGAAATGAAAGAATTAAAGCCAATGCTGGCCAGTTATGGCCGTTCATTCATTGCAGCAAGTCTTGCCGTCTACATGGCCGGCGTCACAGATCCAAAGGCAATTGCCTCAGCTGGTTTGGCTGCAGTCTTGCCTGTACTTATGCGCTGGGCGAATCCTAATGACAAGGTTTATGGTCGCAAGTGATTCAAAAACTGCAAGCGGCAGCGCTGGCGGTTGGCCTATCGCTGGCGTTGTCGTCTTGTGGTTATCAAGGTTATACGAGGTATCACTGCCAAGAATTTGAGAATTGGGAAAATGATGAGTGCCAACGACCACAGTGCAAAGCGCAAGGTATCTGCACAGAGGACTTACTTGGAGACATTGTTAAGCCACAGCCAAAACAGGCCTAGATATCAAAAACGTCTTACGCCAGAAGAAATTAAGGCAAGGCTCATTTTGTTCATTGGCATGACTCTTTCAATCGTTTTCTTAATTGTCACGCTAGGCATTACATATGCCCTAATATTTGTGACGCAGCCGGTTGCGGCTCAAGCTCCTAACGACGCAGCTTTTATTGACTTACTCAAGACGCTAGCCATTTTCTTGACTGGATCACTGGGCGGCGTACTGGCGTCCAACGGCCTTAAGGATAAACCTAGTAGCGACACGCCGAAAATCACGCCTAATCCTTGACCTTGTCAGCCATTTGCTTCATTCTTTTATCAGGGAGCGAAGCACAGTAGCTCTCTAAACGGGAGCAAATATGTACACAATTACAGAAGTTGGAATGTGGGTCGTTATTGGCGTACTCATAGGATTCACAGTGGGCTACACAGTAGGCCTCAAGGAAGGCAATCGAGTCGGCTTTGTACGCGGCAAGATTTCAGCTAGCAAGTGGGCAAACCGATCATGAGTTTCCTAGACAATTACGAGACAGTTAATCAAAAGGTTATTAGGCTTCATGCCACCTATCCCACAAACCGCATTGAGACTTCAATCATTGACTGGAATTCTGAAAAGGGATATATTCTGATTGAGTGCCGTATTTATCGGCGCTACGAGGACGAAAAGCCGGCAGCTATTGACTACGCGCATGGCATGGTTAGCGCTTACAACGTCCAGATGAAACGCTGGTATGTCGAGGACACAGTCAGCTCAGCAATCGGGCGTTGTGCCAGCGTAGTTTTAGGCACAGAGACAAAACCTAGCCTTGAGTCAATGCAGCAAGTTGAGCATATGCCAAAGGCTTTCGTTGAGGAAGATCCATGGTCAAAGCCAATCTTTGAAGAGGGCTTTACTACGGCAAAAACAGCTGTGGAAGAGATACAGGAAACGCTTGGCGGCCAGCAAATATCAGCTGCGCCAATCTGCGCTCATGGCCACATGATCTGGCGCTCTGGCGATAAGGCCGGCAAGGCTTGGGGCGGCTATATGTGCGTAGAGAAGAACAAGGCCAAGCAATGTCCGCCGCGTTGGTTTGTTTTGGCGTCAGACGGCCAGTGGAAGCCACAGGTGTAGCAATGGGCGACTTTGAGATGATTAACACCAACACAGGCGAGCGCTTGCGCATAGATCAAGACGGCACAGAGCTGCGAGACGTGGTCAATCCACCGGCAATTGAGTGGTGCGATCGAGGGCAGCACTTTGCGCCTAAATATGGCGGTCGTGATGAGTACGACATTTTGTGGATTTGCCTGGAGTGTCAGAAATGAATATCAAAATGAAGATAACCGCAGCTGATGAATGGGCAATACATAACAGGGCGGCTCAAGTCGTATTCGCCTTAGATGACCTGAGCACAGTGCAGCGATACAACACAAAGCTAAATAATCATGAACGCGTTACAGAGTACGCAGAATCCCTTGGCGCTGAAATGGTTGTAGCAAGGTACTTTGGCCTTGACTACGACATAAACGTGTCAAACGGCAAACGCAACGCAGACGTGGGCAAGGGCTTAGAAGTCAAGTGGACTAGCTACATAAATGGATCTCTCATCATTTATCCCAATGACAGAGAAAATGACGTGGCTGTCCTTGTCGTAGGGCGCTCGCCTGAGTATTACATTGTTGGATGGTTGCCTGTGAAAATGGCTATGCAAAAGCATTTTAAGAATAGCCAGCAGGACAGCTGGTGGATTGGTCAAGACAGCCTTAATCCAATCGAGGATTTAGTCAGGAGCAGCTATGCAGCAACTCATATTTGATTGTTCTATCTGTGCCAAAATGTACGGCGACGGGCGCAAGCTGCACCTACTTACAAAGACGCCTGAGTTAACGCTTCATGAGTGGTTCAGTCAATGCTCAGGCTGTGGCACATTTGGCATTAAGCTTGTAGACGACTCTTTGGTCATGGACAAATAGTTATGCACAAAAGTTATCCACAGGTGTGTGGACAGAATCGCAACGCCGTCCTGACCTGCACTTATAGTCAGACTCTTGACTTCATACTGTACGCTGAAGCATACAAGTCACAGGAGATTTTATGATCCTCAGACAGAATGATTGTTACTCTTTCAAGCTAATAATCAAAAGACAAATAAAAAAAATGGTGCTGTTGTCGGTAATCCTAAGCGCAGTACTAGGCCACAGCTCTGCCTACGGCGTGGACTATCGAGACGCCTTGAAGCTCTATGCACACAGCCAAATCGTTAATGACAGCCAATATCAGTGCTTTTACAAGCTAATCACAAAGGAAAGCAATTGGCGTGTGAATGCTAAGAATGGATCTCATTATGGCATAGGCCAAATGAGGAATATCAAGTACAAGCATCTTGACGGCTTTCAGCAAGTCAACTGGTCTAAGAGATATATGGAAAACCGATATGGCAGCATGTGCAATGCTTGGCGCTTCTTCTTAAAGAACGGATTTCATTAGCATGGCAGGTCAAAGCGCAAGAGCTAATGGATCAACAAGGGCTTGGCGTAAAATACGTGAACGAATCCTGATACGTGACGGCTATTGCTGCCAATACTGCGGCCAAGAAAATGCCACAACAGTGGATCACGTGCGTCCAATCTCCAAGGGCGGCACAGATGAACCGGATAACCTTGTAGCTGCGTGTTCTCGTTGCAATTATTCGAAAAACGACAAGGTAGGTCAGTTTTTTGGACAGCCTAGAACACCTCTGACTCTTCCTTTCCTATTTTCACCGCAACAAGAGAGCACAAGTCATGACTAAGGCTGGACAGGGTCGCACAAGGGCGCTGCAGGTCGTATCAGAGGCGAGCAAAGATGAACAGGGATTGAGTCCGCAACCTAAGCTCCTAATTGGCTCAGGAACGCCTAGAATCCACTCAGCGCTCAATGATTTGCCGTCTAGAGGCCATGAAGTCATAGATTTTGCAGCTTCTATTGGTATCGAGCTTATGCCTTGGCAAAAGTTTGTCTTTGAACACGCTATGAAGGTCAAGCCTGACGGCCGGTGGAAACACCCGGTCGTGGTGATCGTAGCTGCTCGCCAGAATGGTAAGAGCACAATTATGGAGATGAGCATTTTGGCTCGTATGTTTTTGTGGAATGAACCGCTGCAGCTGGGCAGTGCTCACGTGCTGACAACCTCACTTGAGACATTCCGGCACATTGTCAACATCATTGAAAGCAATGAGAGGCTTGCAAAACAAGTCCAGAAAATACGCTGGGCGCATGGATCAGAGGAAATTCAGCTTAAGTCCGGCGCTCGCTACGTGGTCAAGGCAGCCAACGCAGCTGCGCGCGGATTTGCCAAGCCGGAGACTGTCTACATGGACGAGACGCGACAGCTGAAGGACACAGAGGCGTGGTCTGCCATGAGATACACCATGATGGCCGCGACCAATCCAAGCTTATGGACGTTTTCGAATGCCGGTGATCAGCACAGCCTAATTCTTAACCAGCTAAGAGATCGAGGCATGGCCAGCGCTGCCGGATCAGAGGACGATATTGCATACTTTGAGTGGTCGGCTTATTCAGACAAAATTACCGACGAAAAAAACTGGGTCGCTAGCAATCCGGCACTTGGCCACACAATCCATGCCGACAATATCCGCGCGGTGCTCAATGATCCGCCAGACGTTGTCCAAACCGAGGTATTGTGCAGGTGGGTCAACACAATTTCCGGAGCAATACCAGCTAAAGAGTGGAATGAGTGCGGTGGCGCTGAGGTCGAGCTAGATACTGACAAGCTGACGTGGTTTGGCCTTGACTCTTCGCCGGATCGTCGAGATTGTGCATTGGTCGCCGCTCAAAAGAATCCTGACGACACTTTTGTCATTAAGCTTCTGCACACTTGGCACAATCCGATTTCGCTTGACGATAAAGCTATTGCAAACGACATTGCGCCTTATGCTCGCAAGTATCCAGTTGAATATGTGGCATTTAGCAAGAGGACAAGCTCTGCGATAGCTGCGCGGCTTGCACCGGCAGGCATTCCAATCATTGACATTGACGGCGCTCTTTATGGCCAGAGTTGTGACGAATTATTGGGAGCAATTACTTCAAAGCGGCTAATCCATGGCAAACAGGCAGAATTGTCCAAGCAGATACTATCGGCCGTTAGATTACCAATGGGCGACGGCGGCTGGATTATTGGACGGCGCGCCTCAAGCGTTGCAGTCTGCGCAGCTGTGGCCTCAGCCCTAGCGACACACTTCGCGACACGCCCTGAAATGGAGATAGACATTTTCTCAGCGTAACTGTATAGGCGACCTTTACACTTTGGGCTATGGGTCTATTTTCGCGCACAATCACAACAGAAGCACCTGCGGCGTCTTCTGACATTGAAGCTTCACTTGCGCCAGTAAATGTCACTAGCTCTCTTTACAACATTTACGGCGTCGCAGGCATTACAGCTTCACGCGTTGAATTTATGTCAGTGCCAACCTGCGCCAGAGCGCGCAACATTATTTCGTCCAGTGTGGCCAGCATTCCGCTTAAGGTGCGCACAAGAGCAGACGGCGCAAGAGTTGAATCACCGCCAAAAGTAATTAACCAACCAGATCCACGTGTGCCGGGTTTTGCAACGTATGCGTGGCTTGCGGAAGATTTGCTTTTATACGGCTATGGCTACATGAGAATTTTAGAAATTTACGCCGACACGTATCGCATTCGAAGCGCAGAACGCATTGACCCTACACGCGTCACAATTAAAACAAATGCCAACGGCACAGAGATTGAGTATTACTGCGTTGACTCAATTCCAGCGCCTTACGAGGGCGTTGGCAGTCTTGCGGTTTTCTACGGCGTTGACGAGGGCATTTTGAATCGTGCAGGCCGCACAATTAAAGCCGGAGCAGAATTAGAACGCGCTGCAACAATGTACGCACGTGAACCTGTGCCTACAATGGTTTTGAAATCAAACGGCGTTGCATTGCCTGCAGATCGCATTGCAAAGCTTCTCGAATCTTGGGGCGTTGCCCGTCGCAATCGCTCAACCGCTTTTCTCAATGCAGACGTTGAATTGCAGACACTTGGCTTCGACCCTGAAAAGTTGCAGCTCAACCAAGCCAGATCCTACGTTTCTACAGAGCTTGCCAGAGTCACCGGCATTCCGGCTTATTACGTTGACGCTGAATCAGGATCAAGCATGACCTACAGCAACGCAACCTTGGCACGTCAATCTTTGCTCGACTTCTCTTTGCGTCCAATTATGACTGCGATTGAAGAGCGCCTTTCAATGACTGGCATGGCAAATGACTTTGTACCTGCAAGCCAAGAAGTTAAGTTTGACCTAGACGATTATTTGCGCGGATCAGCCAAAGAGCGCGCAGACGTTTACAAAATCCTTTACGACATTGGCGCTTTAACCTCAGATGAAATCCGACTAGAAGAAGAGATGATCAGATGACCTACAGCATACAAAAACCAATCAAGATGGACTTCTCAATCAAAGTTCAGGCCGCAGACTTTCCAAAGCGCGAATTGTCTGGCCGCATTGTTACGTGGAATGAAGAAGGCGTCACAAGTTCTGGCACAACCATGTTTCAGCCGGGCTCAATTACTTTAGGCGAGAGCACAAAACTTCTACTTGAGCACCGCCGCGAAAGTCCAATTGGATTTCTAAAAAGCTACGAAGAGGACGACGAAGGCATTTACGCCACGTTTTCTATCGGGCAAACAACTGCAGGATCTGACGCATTGGTCGAGGCCAGCACTGGATTGCGCGACGGATTTAGCGTGGGCGTAATTGCTCAGAAATACAAAAACGTTGACGGCGTTTTGGTAGTAAGCGCAAGTGCGCTCAAAGAGGTTTCATTGGTCACAGATCCAGCCATTGCCAGTGCAAAGGTTGCAATTGCAGCTAGTGAAAACAACAATTCTGAATCCGAACCGGAAACAGAGGAACAATCAACCGAAGGAGAAACGAAAGTGGAAACACCTACAGCCGTTCCAGAAGTCGCAGCCGAATCGGTTGAGGCTTCCAAAGTCGAAAAGGTCGAGGCTTCTCGTCCGCTTTACTTTGCAACACCACGATCACCTATCACAACAGGTGGCGCTTACCTTGAGCACACAATCAAGGCAGGACTAGGCAACGAGGACTCACGCCAGTACATCAAGGCAGCTGAT